TTTCAAGTTGCAATGAGTTCAGTTGCTCCAGTTGCACGAAATGCTGGTGTTACATTGCAAGAAACAACATCAATGCTTGGTGTACTTGCAAACAATGGTGTCGAAGCATCAACATCAGGAACTGCATTGAGAAACATCTTTTTAGAACTTGCAAAACAAGGGATGTCATTTGATGATGCAATGGCACAAATAAATAATTCAACCAATGCCAACGCAACTGCAATGGAATTGTTTGGAAAGCGTGGTGCAGCGGTTGCATCTATTCTTGCAAGAAATCAAGATGCGGTTGCTGGGTTAAATAGTGAGTTATTAAAATCTGAAGGTTCTGCACAAGCAATGGCAGAAATTATGGACCAAACTCTTGAGGGTTCAATGATGCGTTTAAAATCAGCAAGTGAAGGACTCGCAATTGAATTTGGTGAGGTTATGGCTCCAGCAATTGGAAAGGTTGCAGATTTCTTGGGTGGATTAGCTTTAATGTTTGCAAACATCAATCCAAATATTAAAAAGGTGATTGTTGTTGTTGGTGCATTATTAGCGGTTATTGGTCCATTGATTTTGGCGGTTGGTGGTTTAACAACTGCATTGGCATTTTTAGCAGCGAATCCAATTGTTTTGATAATAACTGGAATCATTGTTGCAATTGGCGGACTGGTTGCAATTATATTATATGTTAGGGATAATTTTGAAGCGTTTGCAGACTTTTTTTATAATTTATGGGTAAGGATTGCAAATTCAGTTATTGATTCAATCAAAGGTATTGCGATTGGTTTATCAAAATTTGCTGGTTTGTTTGGTGTTGATCTTGGTGTTGATGCATTCTTTGATAAGTTTAAACTAAAACCACGTGAAGCAACAAAAGAAATTAAGTCATTTGGTGAAACATTAAAGAAAGTCAAAGAACAAGTTTCAGCGTTTACAATGAAGGGCGTTGATGAAGAAGGTACTAATACAAAAACTGGTGGTCCAACAACAAAAAAATCAACCGCAATTGCAATACAAGCACCATCACAAAAAGGGATTGAAAATGTCACTTCACAAATCAGTGAAATGGCAAACAAAGCAATTGAACCAGTCCAAATAAAAATTGAACCATTATCAAATCAAGAATTAGGGCTTGTATCGCAAGCACAACAAATAGGAATGAAGATGGGGGAGTCATTGAGTAGTGGTTTAAAGTCACTTGCAACCGAAGGACTGACCGCATTTGGAAACTTTTTGGGTAATGTAATAAGTGGTGGTGATGTTACAATGAAAGATTTTGGGCGTGGGTTGCTTGATTCAATTGGCAAGTTCATGGGACAATTTGGTGAAGCAATGATTGCAATGGGTATTGCACAAGCATTATTAAAAGCATCAATAAAATCAATGAATCCAGCACTTGCAATTGTTGGTGGTATTGCATTGGTTGCAGCTGGTGCAGCAATATCAAACTTGAGCAAAAAAGGTATTGATACTGGTGGCGGCGGTAATGCTCCAATGCCATCAATGGCTGGTGGTGGTATGGGCGGAATGAACACACAACCAATTGCATTGGAAACAAAAATATCAGGTCGTGATTTGATACTTGTTCAAAATAGAGAAAAAGGATTTACAAGATAATAAATGAGTGGTGTAATATTTAGGAGTGAATTAAGGTCAGACAATAACACACGATACAAAGTTGAATTGTTTGGTGATGATTATGTTGGTCTGCCAAAGGTTGCAATAATTGGTGGCACTGGAAACACATTTTACATCAATAAAGATTGGCGTGATTATTTGCAAGTTGGAAAAAATTTGTTTATTCATACATCATCAACAACACAAGCGGTTAGCGTGACTGGTATTTCTTCGAACGGAACAACAACAGAAATCACAACCAGTGTTGCATATTCTGCATCATTTACTCACATTGGTGGTCCTTCATCCACAACCACAACAGACCAATACAAACCAACATTTAATCCTGATTTAATTGATTTAAAAACAGAATGGAAAGGTGAAGGTGATGAAATACTTGGCTCAATAAAGTCATCAAGTACATCAGTCACATATGCAAATAATGATCGTTATTTTGATAGGTTCTTTGAGCAATACCAAATCACACAAGATAACAAACTTAAATTATTGGTGTATAGATACACAACTGATTGGGAATTGGATTGGGCTGGTATCATTGTAATGGACCTTGTTCAATGGTCAAACATAGATAAACCAAGACCATATACATTTAAAGCCATTGATGGACTTGATGCACTTAAAAAATACGAATACACACAAACAACATTATCAGTCAATAAAATAATTGATAATATTTTTGAGATTCTTGACATACTTGGATTAAAACAATTTTGGTCATCATCAGATGCGTACATTCGTGAATCAATTGAATATAAATCAAGGATTCTTGCAGCAACCACATCAACGGATGATTCACCTTTGGATTACACATATATTCCTGACAACTTATTTATTGGTGACACAAACAAAAATCCAACACAATACATATCATATTATGATGCATTAAGAGGGTTAATGGATTTGTTTAGTTGTCGGATATATCATGCAGATGGTGTTTATTGGATTCAACAAGTAAGAAATTTTGATGCAAGTTCAATTAAGTATCGTGAATACTTAAAAGATAAAACCTATACTGATGACACATATTCACATCAAAAGTCAGTTGGCAATTCAGGAGGTACAGATTTAAGAATTTTAGCTGGTGGAACATTTGGGTATTTTGCTGGTGCGTATAGAACACGAATCGAAGCAAAGCAACATATTGAAGGTAAACTGACATTTGGTGATGGGTTTCCAATTTTTAGTGTTGCAACACAACCAAACACTGGTGGAGTTAATAATTTTGTGACTGCAAATATTGGTAATATTTCAGGGAATGGTGTTGGTCATATAAGAGTTTCTATGAGGGTAAGAACTTCAGAAGCAAACACAACATCAAATTTTCTTGGCGTTATAGATTTAGAATTAACAAGTGGAAATCGATATATAAAAGGTGTTGGAGTTGCACCACAACTTGAAGGTAAATGGTATGATGATCCAAATTCAACAAATCGAAAATGGACTAAAAAAGTGAAAAACGTTAGTGGTTCGACATATGTCTATTTTGATACTCCAGCAATGCCATTTGAAGCAGATAATATGATTTGCAAAATATCTGGAAATTATGAAGGCAAAAATATAGGTGGACTTATTCCAGCTTTTTATGTTGATAGGGTGCAAGTTTTATTTCCACAAGAACAAAGTGATGATGAAAATACAATGGTTTTGGAAGTAGAAAATCCAAGTGGTTTCTATACCAAAGAAGTTGAACTTGATCCGTTGATTATTGTTGATTCTGAAATAGGAACAACAACCATTACAAAGATTCAGATTGATGAAAATTATAACAATGCACAATCATTTAGCTTGGTCGAATCTTCAACGTGGGATGCTGGGTTTGATGCATATCCATATTTGTCAATGGCACGTGTAATGGAAGCAATGTCATTGCAAACAAAGCCAGTTGAAAAAATAATGAGTACAATTGTTGGTGATTATTATCCATTTCAATCATTGGCATACAACGACAAGGTTTATACATTTAGCGGTTGCACACGTGACTATGAAATGGATGAAGTAAGTGGTGAATGGTTTGAAGTTATTGCAGCAAGAACAGACATTGCAATGGACAGAATCAAAGACATTATTGATCCAAACGATATATCATCGGACAATGGTGAGGTTAAAAAGAATCTTAAAGATATTTATCGAGGGATTAAAGAACTTACACCAATGCAAGATTCATCAGTTACATACACTGAATTTGAAGTAAATCGTATTGTTGCAGATGGTGGTGTTTTTGAAGGTGAAGATTATATTGAAACATTTTTCCCTGACAATCATGTTGTTCAACAAATAAACATACCAGCTTATGATGGTGATAGAATTTATCAAGGGGATATTTTAAGCGTTATTAATGGCAACAACAACAATGAAACGGATTTTTTGAAGTCACTGCTGATGTGCTTCCTAATGCAACATTTATTCCAGTTACTGAAAAGGAAACAACCTATCCAATAAGTGAAGGTGACATTCCAGTTTTCAAAAAAGGTGAAGTTACCGAATCAAACAAAGTACGTGCNGANTTATTNCAAATGAAAGGCAATGCAGCACCNCCAACANCNGAAGGTGGTGGTGACTATTTCAAGAATGGTGAGTTTATGTTTTTTGGTTCATATATTTATTGGCGTGATGACAATGGGGATTATCATCGTTTGCAAGGAAATACACATCATCCAGATTAATGCCAAGAATGCCACACAAAGTTTATTCATTTAAAGATGATAAACCAAAGAAAAAAAAGAATTGGTTGAAGGACCAAGCAGATTTAAAATTCTACAATACATCACGTTGGCGAAAATTATCACTTGCATATAAAATGCACAATCCAGTGTGTGAGGTTGTGGATTGTCATCAATCATCATACTACACTGACCACATTGTTCCAGTGTCTGATGGTGGTGATAAATGGGATGAAAATAATTTTCAAGCATTGTGCAGATCATGCAACGCATCGAAAACTGCAAAACAAAGTAAAAAAGTTTACACAAATAAATTTGATTAGTTGTATTAATTTGCATAAATGATTGGAGGTGCTATCTATCAACTGCTAAATGTTACATCAATAACGAGTATAGTTGAGCAATTGAACTATGGACTTGCTGCACAAGAAAATTTATTTCCTCGTATAATAATAACGGAACAATCCACACCCGAAAACTTCAAAGATGGTTATTCGATTATCAATCACGATGTTGAAATAAACATTTTTGCAAGCAAGGTCAAAGATGGGAATGGTGGATTTGCTGAAGCTGCAAATATTGCTGATCAAATTGATTTGATATTAAATCGATACAAGGGTGTAAGCGGTGGCAAAACAATTCAGCAAATATATTTGTCCAATCAAGAGATTTTATTTGATTCAACTTCGCAATGTGCGAGGGTGATCATGGAGTATTCGGTTAGGGAAAGTTTATGAGTATATTAGACAAATCATCTTTGGTAATGATACCATGCGGATACAAGGAAGATAAATTGTATTCTGTCAAACCAAGAAATGGTGAGGGTGATTTCACATTTACAAGGGCTTCGAGTGGAACAAGGGTAAACGCTAACGGATATATTGAAACTGCTGAAATAGTTAGCACAACAGAATTAGTAACTAATGGAGATTTTGCAACTGACACGGATTGGAATAAAGGTAATAAGTGGACAATAAGCGGGGGTACTGCTAACAAAGCGACTGGTTCAACTTCTAACATATCACAAGTTATCAGTGGAATTAGTGGCAAAAAAATACAAGTTACTTTCACAATTAGCAACCAAAGTGGAAGCGGTGGATTAGGTGCTTCAGCTAATGGATCAGATTACACACAGAATAGTACTAATGGAACTTACACGGAATACATAACACCAACATCAGACAACTTATATATTCGAGCAAGTTATTCATTTGTATGCTCAATAGATAATGTATCTATAAAAGAGGTAGCCCAAAATAACATTCCTCGCTTGGATTATAGTGGTGGATCAACAACACCAACTTTATTGCTTGAACCACAAAGGACAAACAAATCAAATAATTCTGAAGATTTAACTGGAACTGGATATGTAAAAAACAATGTAACAGTAACTGCCAACCAAGCTACAAGCCCTGATAATACGCAAACTGCTGACCAATTAGATTTTGCAAGTGGTAGTGGCTTTTTCTATGAAAATGTGACTACAATTACGGCTGCATCAACTTATTCGGTTTTTGTCAAATACATAGATTACCAATACATACAAATCATTGGAACTGGAGATGTTGACCATTATGCAAACTTTGACATTCAAAATGGTATTGTTGGAAATACTGGAAGTGAATCAACTGCAAGTATTGAGGACTACGGAAATGGGTGGTATCGTTGTATAATTAACTACAATAGTGGCACATTTGCTGGTGGTGCAAGGGTTTATAAAACAACATCATTAACTGCTGGTTGGGCTGGAGGTGGTGGCGGTGCTGGGAGTTTCTATTTTTGGGGTAATCAAATGGAGATTGGGACATTTCCAACTTCCTACATCCCAACAAGCGGAACGAGTGTTACGAGGACAGTTGAATCTTGTTATTTGCTAAATAATAGTGATGTAATAGGCGAAGAGGGTGTGGTTTTTATAGATTTAGTTTTTACTGGAATTATAGACACTTATTCCATTTTTAAACTATCTCAAAATGCTTCAAATGCTGATAGATTACAATTATATTTTCAAGGTAGCCAGTTAGTAGTATTAACAAAATCTTCAAGCGGTGCTGGTATTTCTCAACAAATAGATTCATCTACTACTATTGGCAAAAGATATAAGGTTGCAATTCAATTCAAAGACCAAGACTATAAAATATATTTAGATGGAACAAGTGTTTACACGAATACAACCGCTTATGCTCCAGATGGAATGAATGAAGTCACCTTTAGTTATGGTGGTAGTGGTTCATTATTTTCTTTTTTTAACGACATAAAACAAGTTGCAGTATTTAAAGAAGCACTAACAGACTCAGAACTAACAACATTAACAACATTATGATATTTAAGAAATACGAATTTACAAACGAGGAAGAATGGTTGACCATTCGAGAAACACTTTACAAAGAAGTTGAGGAAGGCGAAAAAATATTGATTGCAGAGGTTGCAGCAATTCACGAGATTGGACACATATGTTTTGCATACAATGAAGAAGGGGAATGCACTGATCTATCGACTATGTATTCAGTAGATATGTTATTAAATGAAGAGGTAGAAAGTTTAGAGGATTATGAGGTTTATCCTGATCCAGTTGGCGTTCACACATTTGCTGGAGATGACTCGCTTTATTTGAAGGCATACTGTGAAAAATATCCAGAATCAACATTCTGTGTGGTTCCTGAAACGGATGAGGAAGAATGAAAGTTTATTTGACATCTATATTGAAAGTTATCATACTATTTTTTGCACCAATAAAACCGCTTATAATTTTAATTAGTTTAAGCACAATCATTGACACTGCATTTGGCATTTGGAAAGCCAAACAACTAAACGAAAAGATCACATCTAAAATATTTAGAAATGGACTAATTCCAAAACTTATATCATACATCACAACTATTATGATGGTGTATGGTTCGGATGTGTTTATCATTAACGAACTAACAAAAAGTGTTGTGGATGTGGAATATCTTGCAACAAAAATAACTGCACTAACTTTGATAAGCATTGAGGTCAAGTCAATGGATGAATCATTTATTGCGGTCAAAGGGTATTCTTTTATTGATAAATTTAAACAAATGATTTCCAAGATCAAAGATGTAAAAAAACAACTATGAGAGCAATCCATAAGATAATTATTCATTGCACTGCAACACGTGAAGGTGATGACATCAGCGTTGATACAATACGAAGATGGCATTTGGCACGTGGGTGGTCGGATTGTGGTTATCATTATGTCATTGATATAAAAGGCAACATCAATGCTGGTCGACCAATTGAATTGATTGGTGCGCATTGCATAGGTGAAAACAAATATTCAATTGGGATTGCCTATGTTGGGGGTGTTGAAGCTGATGGCAAAACACCAAAAGACACAAGAACAAAAGCACAAAAGGATTCAATAATTCGACTTGTAAAAAAGTTAAAAGGTTGCTATCCTGATGTGACAATACATGGACATAACGAGTTTGCAAACAAAGCATGCCCATCATATAATGTACAAAATGAAAAGGATTTATTCGGATGAATGGATTGAGATTTTTAACAAGTATCCGCAATTTGATAATGAACAACGTGTTCAATATTATAAACGTGTTGCTGACTTAACTGGCAAATCACCAGCAAGTGCAAAAAAATACTTCTTAAAATTAAAATCCAAGATTGACACATATTGTGAAATGGCTGGTGTGCCAACTCACAATGTCAAACATGGTTGGGTTAAGACCAAAGACACATCACTATTTTTCAAGAATCCTGACTTTGAGGGTGCGGTTGATTATGATAAAATTCGTGAACAACTAATCAATGACTTAAAAGATTATGCACCAACCTACCCACCATTAACAAGGACCAAAATTCAAGATGGTCATTTGCTTGTTGTTGATCCAGCTGATGTTCACATTGGTAAACTTTGTGAAGCATTTGAAACTGGTGAGGACTACAACACAAACATTGCGGTGCAAAGAGTGAAGGAAGGTGTTCAAGGAATCATTGACAAATCACGTGGGTATAACATAGACCAAATACTTTTTATTGGTGGGAATGATATTCTACACATTGATTCACCAAAACGACAAACGACATCAGGAACGCCACAAGATACGGATGGGATGTGGTATTCAAATTTCTTAATGGCAAAACAAGTTTATGTTGATGTGCTTGAGATGTTACTTCCATTAGCTGATGTTCGTTTTACTTTCAACCCCTCAAATCACGATTACACAAATGGGTTTTTTTTGGCCGATGTCATTCAAAGCTGGTTTAGGAATAATAAGAATATGACCTTTGATTGCTCGATTGCACATCGGAAATATTTCAAATATGGTCAAAATGTTATAGGAACAACACATGGTGATGGTGCAAAGATGAATGATTTACCATTGCTCATGGCAGTTGAAGCAAAAGAATATTGGGCAGACACAAAGCATCGTTATATTTATACGCACCATGTTCACCATAAAACAAGCAAAGATTATCAGGGTATCACAATAGAATCATTGCGTTCACCAAGTGGAACGGATTCATGGCATCATCGGAATGGATACCAGCATTCACCGAAAGCGATCGAAGGATTTCTGCACCACAAAGAGCATGGTCAGGTGGCGAGGTTTACACACTTATTTTAAAATAATTTGCAAAGCAATCACACCAAGTGCAATCAATAGTGATTGGCGTGAACGTTTAAGTTTGTGTTGTTGTCTTTGGTTGCTGGTCAACACAACATCATAATGTTCATTGAGGGTATTTAAAGCGTGTTGAGTGCGTTCAAAGTTAGTTCGTGTACTATCTATTAACTCGATATATTTAAGTTCCTTAAACGCGTTTATTTTCGATTGAGCAACAAGAGAATCTTTTTGAATAAGTTCAACATAAATATCATCCATTTGATGCAAGGTAATAGCAACCAAAGTATCACCAGTCTTTTCATCTATTAATGCGTTTTGAGAATAAGCGAATGCGTTCAGAAGAAGGCAATATGTGATAATTAGATATTTCTTTTTCATAATAAAGTTTGATTGTATCTTGTTGTTTTTCTAAACTATCCAACTGAATATAGATTGTATCGGTATTGGTTAGGATAGGCGGTTCAATGTTGTCTTGTTTCATGCGTGTTAAATCGTTGATCATTAATGATGCAACAATCAATGCAAATCCAAGTGTGAGAATGTAATATTTGTATTTCATATTTTAAAAGTTCTTATCATAATTCTTGCGTTCAACATCCAATTTTGATAAATTAAATGACATCATTCCAATAATGTGTGAATCAGTTGGAAAGTAATATTTCCATCCTTTTGAATATCCTTTGTTAATATAATAAAAAAAAGCAGCAGCCAACTTACCAGTGTTTTTTTTAAATATAACTGATGCGGTATGATCTGACATTGGAATAACTTCATCAACCTGAAAAGTTTCTTCGTTAAAATTACCTTCACGATTCATGCTTGAAAATTTCTTTGCTACAATTTCGGATTCTTGTTTTAGTTCTATTGCAATTTGTTTGTTCATAATTGTTGTTTTACTTTATGCCAATAGGCAAGGGTTGATTGTTTCTTATGTCCATTTGGTCCACCATTCCAAACACGTGCAATGCGTTCAGGTGTTCCGTTGGGTGAATAGTATTCTTGTATAATATAAAATATTTCAATGGATTTTGTTTTGTTCCATCTATCATTTAAGGTGTATTGATTGCGTTTTAAAATGCGGTTTACATCCTTTATCATTATTGGTCTAATCTGCAAAACACCACAAGCATCTTCACTTTTGTTCCAAGCGTTTGGATTGTTGCGTGACTCAACATATATGATTGCATCAACCAACGAATTACTCCTTGCCACACCATCAAGTGATGATGTGGGTTGGAATAAATAAATAAACAATAAATGAAAAATCACAGATTTACAATATTTTCTTCAGTTAAACTATCCATTAACTTGCTGAAGTTTGTCACCAGCTTATCGTGGATTTCATTCTTGGTATCTTGTTTTTCAAGCAAGTCACAAGCATCAACAACAAATGTTTCAAGGGTACGCGATACACGCTTAATATCACGTTGTACTTTCACACCATTTATTTCGACATCATCCAACAAAGGAATCATTTCAAGTGAAAGTAAGTATAGTTTAATTAATGGGTTCATCTTAAAAACTGGATGCGGTTGGGTACTTTAAAAACTGAACACAAATTTACGTGATCTTCAAACGATGGCTTTTCATACTCACACAATGCTTCATATGTTTTAAGTGCATTGATAATTGTGGAGTGGTCACGAAATCCCATCAACTTTCCAATCGATGCAAGTTTTAAGTTTAATATATTACGCAAAAAATAAATGGTTGCATACCTTCCACGAATGATTTCTTGTTTGCGTGTTTTACTGCAAATCAAATCCTTCATATCATTGGCGGTTAAATTACCATATAAAACTTTGATGATTGGTTTCTTTGAATAATACTTTGCAACTTGATATTTGATAGCATCAGGTGTTGTGTATTCAGACAATTGTTTGTTGATTTCATAAACATCAAATGCTGGTATTAAATAGGGGTGTACGTTTTTCATTTAGTTATAAGTGAATCTTTTGTATAGGTTACTTTAGGAACTGGAATCTGCTCACCATTCTCATCAATATAGTTTGCATTATATTTCATAGCTGCAAGTGCTTGTTTTGATGCGGTTTCAAAGTTCTTGAGTTCTTGGTGCATCATTTGCCATTGTTCAATATGCTTAAAGTCATAGCGTGTTGCTCCGTTTCTTCGTTCAAATTTAATTCCATGCAGTTCAAAGGATTTGCCATACTTCTCTGATTCCTCCAATGCAATAGGTTCAATGTCCTTAATTGCTTGGTCAATCTCGCGTTTCAATTCTTTGAGTTCCGCATATGCAATCAGGGGATCGGTCATCCCCTGAATTACATTGTTTGCTATATCATTAAAATGGGAGGTTGTCATTCGTATCTTGATTTAATGATTGATATTCTTTTGACATCACAATTTTTTCCTTGATAAAATCAGGAAGTGAATCAAATAATTCTTGCTTAAAATCTGAATAGGTCAGTTCTTGTTTCTCATTGACTTGATCAGGACAATCCATTCCTTTTGGTAGCATGGACACACTGGCAATATTTGCGTATGTTTTACCATTACCTGATGTTTTGTGCGTGATTGATAAAAGACAAGGCACACCAAGAAGATTGGTCACATCAAACGATTGTGCTTCTTTATCGGTGAATGATTTACCTCGCCATGATTCAAGAAATGCTCGAAGGGTTGACTTTTCGTGTAGTGATAATGTAAACTCCTTTGCAATGACACGAGGTTGTTCACCACGTTCTTCATTGAATGTCATTGTTTCAGTTGGTAGTTCCCAAGTGATACGGACTTTGTTTCGTTCTTTGGACTCACCATTGAATGTTTCTTCAATAGTGCCAATGTGGATCATTGAATAACATCTTGCTGGGTATGAACCTGCAGGAATAATTTCAATGCTTTTTTTACTTTGGTTTGTTGTTGCTAAAATTGCCATGTTTATATAAATTTAATGTATTTTGTTTCGTGAAAATAATCTATCAATGACATATGGAATGACTTTGCGTTGCTTATTGCTTGTGCAAGTAGTTCCAATATTGCATCGTGATTGTTAAATGTAATGTTTCTTTTGCCTTCAAGCACACTGTTAAGTGTGTGAATTGATATGTTATGTTTTTCTGCAATATTTATTCGTTCAGGAATAGATGTGCAACACTTCAAAATGTCTTTGAGTTCGTTTGATATTGTGTTTTGAAATTTCATTTTAACTTTTTATATATGGTTTCGTATTCTCTAATAATTGATTTTATTCTTATAGATGGTGAATAGTGTTCTTCATCATCGTTGTAATAATCAATGTACATCTGCTCCAGTTCATCAAGTTTATCTTGGACCAACTTTCGAAGTTGTGACTTTTCATATTCTGTCATGACTATAATATTCTAAAAGTGAAACAATGCCAATGACAAAGAAAATTGTTGCAATGACTGAATAATTAAGAGCAAACAATACCAAACTAAACGGAAGGTATGTTGCGAAGTAGATAATAATATTTTTTTTCATCGTGTTATATTGAACTGCAAATGTATAAAAATATTTTACAATAAAAAAAATAAAATAAAACTTGCATTGTATTAATATTTTATACTATATTTGTATCATAATAATAAAAACAATAACAAAAATGAACAACACAATTAAATTATTAAAGCAGACAATTGAAACATCTAAAGAAGATTTAAAAAGATTTACTCGTAAATTACAAATGGAAAACGGAAGAATTATTAGTCACAATTATGTTATATCAGTAGCTGGTGTATATACTATAACATCAAAAAATGGTATGTTACATTATAAGTCAAATACAGAATTTCCTGCTTACTTTACAAAAGAAGGTGCAAAAACAAATGTTGAAGCATTGAAAGTTAATGATGATAGAGAAATTACTATTGTAAATAGACATAAATGGTATAACGAACGAATAGAAGGGATTAAAAACTTTATTGAAGCAACTGAAAAAGCTATTTTAAGTTTAAAATAACAACAAACAACAAACCCTTCATCATATGGTGAGGGGTTTATTAAAGCAATAACAAAAATGAACAACACAATCAAAATCACAAAAATCAGTAGAACAAACCACAACCCTAACAACATACAAGGTGAATGCTTGTTAAATGGATATAAGGTTGATTTTAGCATACAAGATGTAGGTTGCAATCACTACAAATTGAATTGGGTAAATTTTCCTACAAACTTGAATTGGTCAAAAATAATACCAACTTGTACAAGTGATGGCGGTCATGAATTTTATGCTGGACAAGAAATTATAAAAGAATTTAAAATATTAAAATTATGCAATACACAATCGAAGATTTAGGACATTTTTATTTGCAATCCATTGGATTGGAAACTTATGATCATTATTCAAAGAAGCACATTGAAAACATAGGATGGCAAGTTTTAGAATCATATGGTTCAATGGACAAAGCCATAAAACATTTTATTAATTAGGACACGTTTTGAGATTTTTTCCCTTATTGCTACCCCTGAAAAATCATTTTCATTTTAAGGGGGGGGGGTCACTTGGGAAATAAATGTATCCTAAATCGTTAAACTATATGATTATCAGCGTTTTACGCGGACACATAGGATTTGTTTTGTTTAGTAAAAAATAAAAATTATAAATTTGTAGCCACAATATGATAAAAAACACTAAGATTTCAATCTTTAAATCACTATTTAAGTCATCGGATGTGCCCTATGATGTCCAACTTGTTCAATCACTTAAAAGAATAAAGGAAGGAAAGTCAAAACACATCATAGATAAGATGATGACACTGGAGGGTGATGCACGTTCCAAACTTAAAAATCAATTGCCTTGTATCATCTTTGGTGGTGTATTTACACAACGTAAAAAGTCAGGACTAAAAGAACATAGTGGTCTGATGGTGCTGGACTTTGATAAAATACCAAATAATAAGATGGCCATGATGTTTGACCAACTGAAGCAGAACAAACATATTGTTTCGGTGTTTATGTCACCATCACGAAATGGATACAAAGCTATTGTATCAATTCCAAAATGTAACGCAAAAGAACATGAACAATATTTTAAACAGTTTAATAAGGATTATTTGTATGACTATTTTGATAGTGCTACTTGCAACGTTGATAGAGTTTGTTTCGAATCATACGATCCAAACATATACATTAATTATGAAGCTATTCAGTACAATCCAAAGCTGGTTGATGATGGTTTTTTAATAGCTGACAAAGTTCCAACTATTCCAATCAATGATGATTTTAAAAAGATTGAATTGATTATGAAGTTTAATTGGCAAAAGGATTTTATTGAAGGTGAACGTAATAATTTTATTTTGGACATAGCCAGTGCTTTTTGTGAGTATGGTGTTCAGGAAATTAATGCAGTCAACTACATATTAAATAATGTTGTTTATGGTGACTTTTCAGAAGATGAAACAAAGAACACAATTAAAAGTGCATATCGGATTAGACCTTTTGCAATAAAATATTTTGAAGATTGGTCCAAAACTGATGCAATAAAAAAGGATTTAAAATATGGCAAAGAAAAAGTCAAGGAACTGCACAACATTAATGATGATGTATATGACCAAGTAAGTGATGAATCAGAGCATGATGATTTTTGGTATTATGATAAAAAGCAAAATATAAAAATAGATCCTTTAAAGTATAAACTATTTCTTGAAAGGAATGGATTTAAAAAGTTCTTTTTTGCTGATAGTCTTAAACCATCATTTGTTAAAATCAAATCTAATATTGTATCGGAAACATCAACCGAAATAATAAAGGATTTTGTTTTATCTTATTTGTTGGACAATAATGAAATAGATGTTTATTCATATGTGGCAACATATCAAAATTTGTTTACTGATTCGTTTCTTACAATACTTGAAACAATTGATTTGATGATGTTAAATGATACCCAGCATAAATCATTCATTGCATTTAGGAATGGCATACTTGAAGTTACAAAGGACAAAGTATTTTTAAATGAATATGTGAATGTAAATGGCTACATATGGAAGAACCAAATCATTGATAGGGATTTTATTGAAACGGACAATCTTGACAATGATTATCAAAAGTTCATCAACAACATAAGTAATGGTGAACCATTATCCATTGAATGTACTATTGGATATTTATTACATACCTATAAGAATAAGATTGATAACAAAGCTATCATATTAAATGATGAGGTTATTAGTGACAATCCTGAAGGTGGCACTGGAAAAGGTTTATTTGTTCAGGGATTAAAAGAAATCAGGCGTGTTGGTATATTAGATGGAAAGTCCTTCGATGATAAGAAATCATTTCCATATCAGACTATAAGCCAGGATACGCAAATCCTGGTCTTTGATGATGTCAAGAAGAATTTTGATTTTGAATCAAAGTTTAGTTTGGTTACTGAAGGAATAACATTAGAACGAAAAGGAAAGGATGCAATTAAGTTAAACGTTGAGGAATCACCAAAGATGCTCATATCAACCAACTATGCAATCAAAGGTGAAGGAAATAGTCATGATAGGCGAAGGCATGAAGTTGAGGTGGCTCAATATTATAATTCAGATTTAACTCCATATGATGATTTTGGTCGGACATTGTTTGATGATTGGGATGAAGATGAGTACACAAGATTTGACAATTATATGGTGGGTTGCATTCAATTATATTTTAAACATAAACTTATAAAACAAACTAATGCAAAGAATATCAAATTGCGTAAATTTATATCTGAAACAAGTCAAGAGTTTTATGAGTGGTGCAATTATGATGGAACTGAATTATTTAATTTAAGATTAAATAAAAGGAATATGTTTGACCAGTTTGTGAATGATTATCAGGACTACAAAAAATGGTTGACACAAAAGAAGTTTAACATTTGGGTTAAAAAGTATGCGAACTACATTGGTGGTGAATATACCGAAGGACATACGAATGGTGATAGATGGTTTATGATAGATTATGATTTACCTTTTTAAAATATGAATATAACAAACGAAGATAACATGGACTTGATGGCAAGGTATGATGATAATCATTTTGACCTTGCAATTGTTGATCCACCTTATGGGATTGAGAGGTTTAAAAAAGTTACTAATACACCAAGTAAAAAAGATGTTCACGCTAAAAGGTTTCAGGGTATGCAATTAGTTAATGATACAAAGCCAAGTCAAAAATATTGGGATGAACTTTTTAGAGTTTCTAAACATCAAATTGTTTTTGGTGCTAACAACTTCAAAATGCCTGAAAGCGAATATTTTTTAATTTGGGATAAAAAACAAGTAATGCCAAACTTTGCGAGATGTGAATATGCTTGGGTAAGCATGAGTTTAAAAAAACCTGCTAAAATTTGTGAATATTCAATACACAAACACAACCAAGTTGAAAAAATACACCAAACACAAAAACCTGTTTATCTTTATGAATGGATTTTAATCAACTACGCAAAGGAAGGTGACAAAATACTTGATACACATCTTGGTTCAGGTAGTATAGCCATTGCTTGTCATAATCTTGGTTTTGACCTGACTGCGTGTGAATTAGACAAGGAATATTACGATGCAGCCATGAAGCGGTTGCATGATCATAAACTGCAACAAAAGTTGTTTTAATGGAGTTAAGAGATTATCAAAAGGACATTGTAAGGCGTGGTGTTGACATCATTGCTGACCATCGTTTGCTTTATTTGCAGATGGAGGTCAGGACTGGCAAAACACTAACATCATTGGCCATATGCGAAGAACTTGGTGCATCCAATGTTTTATTTATAACTAAAAAGAAAGCCATAACCAGCATTCAAGATGATTATGATAAGTTTGGTTTTAGCTTTGATATAACAATAATAAACAACGAATCGTTGCACAAAGTAGATGGTGACTTTGATATATTAGTATCGGATGAACATCATCGAAATGGTTCGTTTCCAAAGCCAAACAAATCAACTAAACTAATCAAACAACGTTGGTCCACATTGCCAATGATATTCTTGTCAGGAACACCAAATGCAGAATCGTATAGTCAAGTGTATCATCAATATTGGGTAAGCATACATTCACCATTTAAACAATGGACTAATTTCTATAAATGGTCAAAGGACTTTGTGAATGTTACCGAACGTAATTTTGGTTATGCTAATGTCAAAGACTATTCAAGTGCTGACTATAATAAGATCAAACCATATATTGATAAGCACATTATTACATACACACAATCAGAAGCTGGATTTGAATCCAATGTTAATGAGCATATCTTATGGTGTGATATAAAGCAAAGCACACACGATATTATTAACACACTTAAGAAGGACAAAATTGTTGTTGGTCGTGCTGGAGCAATCATAGCAGATACATCGGTCAAGATGAAAAACAAGATACATCAACTATGCAGTGGTTCATGTATTCTTGAAGATGGTAGTGTTGTGATACTTGACACATCCAAAGCTGAATACATACGTGATAAGTTCAAAGGGCAAAAGATTGGTTTGTTCTATAAGTTTAAAGGTGAACTTGATATATTAAAGAAAGTGTTTGGTGATAGCTTATGCACTACATTAGATGAGTTCAATGGTAGCGATAAGAACATAGCACTTCAGATCATATCAGGTCGTGAGGGTATCTCATTACGTGAAGCAGATGCGTTGGTGTATTATAATATTGATTTTAGTGCAATATCATACTTCCAGTCAAAGGATAGGATGACAACAATGGAACGCAAGAACAATGATGTGTATTGGGTATTTGCTCGAAAAGGTATTGAATCCAAAATATATAAGAGTGTTACTAATAAAAAGGACTACACATTGAGAATGTTTAAAAGGGATTATGAACTATCAATCTAAAGTAATAAAGGAATATAAGGACAAAGGTTATATGGTGTTAAACATTATAAGATTAAGCGAGAATGGATTTCCTGATCTAATGTGCTTAAAGGATAGTAAGGTTGTGTTCATTGAATGCAAGACTGGTGGTGATACCTTAAAGCCATTACAACGATATAGGATTGACCAATTGCGTGAAATGGGCTTTGAAGCAATGTGTTTAAAGGATGATAAAATAATTTATTAAATTTGTAGCGATATGACAAAACAAGAACAAGAAGATTTTTTTGATGAGTACATTAATAAGATGCGTGATGTACTACTTAACAAGGGTGATGACTATGCTAATAGTGATAGATTGTCAAACTTTAAATTAGCAGGACTGATTGCTGGAGGTAGTGCAAAGACCAATTGTCTTAATCTTATAGCAACAAAGGTTGCAAGGTTAGGTGTACTACTTAATAGTAGTAATGAACCAAAGAATGAATCAATCAGTGATTCAATTATGGATTTAGCTAACTATGCATTACTACTTGCAATGATAGATGATGAGTTTAATAGATTAACAAACAAATGAAAGTAAACCAAATTGTTGATGGATTTTATGAATACAATGAACCATACTTTGATGTGGACTTATTAGATACGGATGACTTGTATGCAATCCAAGAGATTGCCACACAGAACGTGTTGCCATTGTTCTTGGGTAAGATGATAAACAAACCAGCTGAAGAACTATATTCATCAAGATATGGTTTTCATTTACCTAACATGAAGTTTTGTGAACTACTGATTCAATACTTTCCATTTGAAGATGCGTTCATAATTGGTGATTGTAGTATATACAACAAGTTTGGAAAAGAATTTACAGATGATGAACATAGACATTTTCATGAATAATTTGATAGGGATAGGGGGGTTTGAAATCTACAACAATATGTACTGCAAA